TATCTTTGCCATAGTACATTTCCTTCAAACCCTCCCCCAAATGATGTTCTTCATTTGGGGGAGGTGCCAGTTAGGGCGGAGGGGGCATTACGCCTGGGTCTTCACAACTGCGCCCTTGCCACCGATCGGGGCAAGCGAAGCGTTGTATTCTTCAGCGTAATATTGCTCAGCGGCAACAATCTGACCGCTGGAATAGGTCGCAAACGGACCCTTCACCATCAGCGGGCTGTACACGCGGTGCATCACCAGATCACGCGCGCCAACGAGGAAGTTGCTATCACGGAAGAGCGGGCTGGCGAACACCGGCATGCCCTTCACGATCATGTTCTGGAAGCCAGCGGCTTGCAACAGAGCATTCGGGAAACCATCGCGCTGGAAGCCGGTCCAGTTGGACAGGCGTTCGGCATTGGTCACCGAAGCCAGCACAAAGCTGGGGGTATAGAAGCGATTGGCAACCAACACCGCAGCCGCACCGAGCTTGGCAACCAAGTCGCCTTCGTCCGAGTCGGAGATGTCCCAGGTGCCGCCGCTGTTGCTGGTGACACTGAGCGCAGCCATGAGGGCTTTTTCCATCAGGCGGCGGTCGATATCACGGCGCATCTCACGGATGAGATTGCTCATCGTGCGGGTGACAGCATCCCAACCGATCTGCGAGCGGCTGAACTTGATCGCCTCATCGCTGATGTAGGTGGCAAGGCGGTCTGCCGCAGCTTCGATGGTCTGATAGCTGAGCGTGGTCTTGGCACGTTCGATGGCAGCGTTCTCACCCTTGCGGGTTGCGCGGTAGGTGTAGTCCACCAGAACATCGTTAGCGCCGATTGCGCCGGGAGTCAGGGGAAGGATCTTGCCGAGTTCGTAATCGATCACGTAGTCGGTGCCTTCAACGTAGTCAGTGCCAGCCGGGTTGCTGGTGACCACAACGGTGCCGGGGGTGATGTTCTTGTTGGCGAGGTCATACCAGGTGCCTTCTGCGCCAGCGGTTTCCACTTCATCGGTCACGGCTACTTCATAGCCGGTCTCACCGCTGAAGGCTTCGTAGTACAGGCGGGTGGGGGTCTGGTCCATGATGCCTACATCGAAGATGTTGGCAGCCACCAAATTGGGGAAGGCTTCGGCGATCACCGCGCGGCTGATGCTGTACGGAATGTTCAGATCAGTGCTGAGTTCAGCTTCGTTGAATTGCTTGGTTTCCTCAAGCATCTTGTGCTGATACATCTTGTCGAACTTTTCGAGCAACTGCACGGTGAAGATCGAAGCGCGGTCTTCGCGTTTGCGCATATCACCAGCCGGGCGCAATTCCTTTTTGCGCAGGGATTCGGTCAACTCGAAAGAGACCTTGGCAAAGTTCGGGGTGCCGGTCTCACTTTCGAGCACGTCACCAATCACTTGGATCTTCTTGGTCTTCTCATCGAAGCCGATCCCAGCCAGCAACCCAGCCGCGGCGAGGGTGCCAAACTGCTTGCGCTGCGCCTCAGCATAGGACTTCACAGCTTCAGCATCAGCAAACTTCTGCCCATTGAACGATTCGACGAACACCTTGTTCATCTTCTCGCCAAACGGCAGGTCTTTGGTGGCTTCTTCGATGGCAGCCTTCACTTCATTCTGCTTCTGGCTCTCATCGAACTTGCGAGCCTTATCAGCATTGAGCTTGACGGCTTCAAGGATATTGGCATCTTTGCCAATGCCCAATTCATTGCGCATGGATTCGGTCAGTTTCGTCAACTGCTTTTCACCCAACGCTTCGAGCTGAGCTTCGGTCATGCCTTTGCTGAACAATTCAGGGTGTTCAGCGAGTAATTTTTTGAGTTCTTCTAACATTTCATCATCTCCTAGATTTTGATTGGTTGATTCGGCAAATTCTGCGACGTTTTTGAACGAGGGCTCCAGCACTAGGTCAAAGCCTGTAATGTGCAGCTCACTCACCTCAAAAACATCTTGTTTCTTCTTGCCATCTCCGTACCCGCGCAGGCTCACGCCAGGCATAACGCCGCCTTCCATGAGGGTCAGGATGTCCTTGCCTTTGCTGGTTTCAAGGATGCTCCCCGTCACATCCACACGCGCACCGTCAAAAGTGACATCCTGCCACTTCACCACGGTCTCCAGCAAATTCGGACGCCCGCCCTTGTCAGACGGATGTTCAGCCTCACCAAGCACCTGAACAGCACGTCCCTGCCCTGCGCTCTCGTTCAGATGACTGCGCAACTCCGCAACCGCTGACTCGATCACATGGGCAGGATATCGGCGACCATTACCATTGATAATGTTCGCCGTCATAGCACCTTGAATTTTGATTCGGCGACCCTTGCCTTCTTCCGTCGCTTCCTCCAACTGCACCACCGCATCCACACGCTCATCAAAGCGGGTGCTGCGTTTCTTATCTTTCTTCGCCTCAGCCAACGAAGGCGCGCTCTGCGGCTGATAGGTCAACTCCACCACCTGCCAATCCATCCGCGCCGCAAACGTAAACTCATCACCATTGCGAGTGAAAGACACCATGAAATATTCATCCGTCTTCAACTCCGCATCATCGAACGATGACACGATCACATGATCGGCAAAGGTTTCATTCACGTAATAGCTCGGACCATTCTCCGCATACGGGAACGCCTTGCGAAACGCATCACGGATCAACTGCATCGTGTAATCCATGCTGCCCTTCACCAACTCTTCCAAAGCCTTCCCCTTACCAATTTTTTTAGCCATTTGAATCTCCTTGCGTGAATATTTCTTTCTCGACCATCAGCGCCACGGGCGGCTGCGTCTGACCGCTATGTACAAACAACCAAACCTTGCCAAAAAATAAAGCCTTCAACCGTTCCCCCCATGTCATCTGCCAAAGCGAAATGCACACCTTGCCATCCGTAAAGACCGGCAAAGAATTGCACTCTTCATCCGTCATACCTTCTGGCTTCAATAAATTTTTATTCGCCTGCGCAAATTTTTTCGGTTCCATCAATCCTGCTTTCTGCCTTCTACCAACTGCCTACTACCAACCACCAACCGACTCAAACAACTCTTCCGCACTCACCACCACCGCCTGCGCACTTGCCGGTTTATTCGAACCCACCGCCCCCACAGCGATCATGTGGTTTCCACCGCTCACCGAATCGATCTCATCATCGTTTTTCACATCGGGGAAACCCGCCGCCGTGCGAATGAACGACCGATTCCACGGACCGCGCACTAACTTCACTCTTCCATTCCGCGCACGAATAGCCCACGGGCGCGCCCCTTCCACCTTGTCACTCCACGGCAGCTTCACCCCGCCCAATGAAACTCGCGCCAAACTCGGGTCGCTCAAAAAGTCTTTTACAACCAAAGACTGAAAGCCATGTTCTTCGAAACCCCAGATCGTGCCCTGTTCTTCATCGCTCAGCATCCACGCTTTCAAGTCCTTCAAAAACTCTTCCAGCTTGCGTTCTTTCCTCATATCGCGAATGTACAAATTGCCATCCGCATCCATCGCCACCGGACCCACCGCGTTGAAATCACTCGTTTGAGTTTTTCCAAGCGCCAGATCAATGTATGCGTACCACTTCAAACCAGCAGGCACATAATCCACGATCTCAAAATCTTCATCGTGTAAAAGGTCACCCTTCTCCAAACGCGGCAACTGTTGAAACTGCGCCGCCGCCTCAAAATCCAAAACGTTGGCGTGCTTCTTCTTCACACTCGCCAGCGGATATTTGTCATGCCACAAAACTTCCCCCGCCTTGCGCCCAAGCTGATCCCCATGCATTGGGATGTAAATGCCCCGCATCAAATTTTCTTTGAACTGTTCCTCAGTCGTTGGGTATTCATCCTCACCCAAAGCGATCTCCGGCAACATCACCACAGTCCACTGATCTGCATCCGGCTCATCACTCGCCATCTTCTGCAATTCCTGCCCCGCCAGGTCATCCGGGTCCCAGCGCGTATGCGTGATGATCACCGCCCCGCCCTCTTCCAAACGGGTATAAGCCTCAGAGCGATACCAGGTCATCACATCGCGCCGATAACTTTCACTCTTCGCCTCTTTACGACCCTTGAACGGATCGTTGATATTGAGCAGGTGCGCCCCGAAACCGACGATACCGCCGCCCACGCCCGCAGCTTTCACTCCGCCTCGGTGCGGCTCAGCCAACCGCCAGTTCCCGCGTGAGGCGCGTTCCTCACTCAACGAAACCGGCAACTCCATCGTCGAATTGCGTCCAAACACCGCAGCATAATCACGGCTCTGCACATAATTGCGAACGATCAGCGAATCTTCCTCAGCCAACTCCGCCCCATACGAAGCCAAAATAATGCGGCAATCGGGCATCTTGCCCAACAGCCAAGCCGGAAAGAATTGAGAAACCTGCACACTCTTGCCATAGCGTGGCGGCTCAAAGATCATCAAGCGACCAATGCCCTCACGCCCGCCCGTCTCGATATAACGCGCCACCTGCTCCAAATACCCAGCCACAAATTCATGGTGCCGCACCGGCTTGTACCAGCGTGGAGCCATGTACGAAGAAAAATCGATCAAGCTGTTTTGTGCCAGCTTGCGATTCACTTCTTCAAGTAAGGCTTCGTGACCGCTATTCAGCGTCTTCTTGGGCTTCATATTGTTCGAGTTCTTCTTTTTCTTTCATTTGTTGCAAAAGCTGGGTGCGCATTGCCCGCAGCTCAGAGACCGGCTTGCCCTTCAGATCATCTTCGGTGTACCCGTTCTGCCGCAAGAAGGCTTCCAACTTCGTGGTCTTCACCAGGTCGCCTGTCATCGTCAGGAACATATCGGCATACTTCGCGTTCTTGTAATCTTTCTGCCGCGCCATATAGCGCACCGTATCCAACACATCGCCGCGCCCCTCAAGGAACTCATCACCCTGAAGGTTTGCGATCATCGTATCGATGCCGGGATATTTCTTGCGCCACTCATACACACGCCGCGCACTGGTGAGACCCAAATACTGCTTGGCAAACTCCTCAAGCGTTTTCGGCACGCGCATCTCTTTCGGCATCGAAGCCCACGCCACAAACATCGCGATCTTCCACGGAACTTTCTCATTGATAAGACGGTTGAACTTCTCAGCCCAGCTTGGCAGCTCATCATTCTCCAGCTTATCTTTCAAAGCCAGCCGCGCCGCCTGCTCGCGTTGAACGATCTCCGCATACGTCAAAGGCGTGCCATCAGACGCTTCCTCAGCATCCTGCACCTCTCGGGCAAAGCCCTCCATCTCCAATTGCGTAACCGGTTTGATCGTTCCAAAGTCTTCAGGCATCGTCTTATCCGTTCTGTTGCTTTCTACGTCCTACTGAGCGCGTCAGCATATGGTCTATTGCCACGGTCAACTTACCCAGCGAAACCCGCACTTCTTTTTGTTCTTCAGCCAAACGCCCGATCGCCTCGTTCGTCTGCTCGCGCTGACTTTTCAAAAACTCCCGATTCGTATCAGCTTGCTGTTGCATAAACGTGATCATCTGCTGTGTATTCTTTTCCAAAAACCGCAGGAACAAAATCACAACCACAACCACCACACCAGCCAGTGGGATCTGCAATAAGAGGTTTATCGTCGCATCACTCATAAAGGCTCAATCTCCATCCCTCCCCCAAATGATGTTCTTCATTTGGGGGAGGTGCCCGAAGGGCGGAGGGGGTCGCTCTTACTTCTTACCCTTGACCGCCGAATGCACGCCAAACGCACCAAGGATGGAAACGATCAATGTCAATGTAATGGCAACCGAAGGTTGAGCCGAAGCAGGCACTGCCGAAAGAATCGCGTGGAAGAAATAAATAACAGTCGTAACCACCGAAGCTGTAATGGCAGCCGCCCATCCGTTCAGATCAGCATTGAGCAAAGCCGAAAGCGACTTCAAACCCTGAGTGACCAAATACCCGATCACAGCCGCAAGCAAAGCCTGCAACTCAACGGGCAATTCCACCGGGCTGGTGGGCACAGGCGGATTCTCACCCTGAGCAAACACCGGCACAGCAAACACAACCGAAAGCATCACAACCACGAACAAAACCTGCAAAAACTTTTTGATCTTCATCACAAATCTCCTTATTCAAATTCCCCACTTCCTGCTGTACCCCGTTGGAAAGGGCACAGCATGGAAAAAGGGGGTGGACAAAAGAAAAACGCCCGATGTCAACGAATTGACATCGGGCGCTCATCACGATGGGAACGACCCGAACAAACATCAGGTCTGCGCAATATGAAATTACAAAAATAATTTTAACAAAATTCCCCAAATTAACAAGGTTAGAACATTAAAACTAACATTGCAATTTTCAATATAATCCTCCCCCAAATGGCGTTCTACCATTTGGGGGAGGTGGCGCATAGCGCCGGAGGGGGTCCAGTATTGCGCAAACCGCGCCAGGTTGACCCAAGCCTCCTTATCTCGCCAAACGTAATTCCTCGATCTGCCTCGAAGTCATCGAACCATAATAATGTTTCTTATTCGCCATATGCATTAACTTCCGCAGCACAGACTTGCCATTCTCCACATCCCCCACGTTATAGGTTTGGATCTTATCCAGCAGCTTCTTATCCGGCTTCTTCAAGATCTGCAACCAATCGGCATTCGTAATATCATCCTTCGGGCGAAACCCAAACCACTGACTGATATAGTCCAGCTTATTACTTTCAAACGCCATCTTCGACCGCGCGATCTTCAGCGTATCAAACGTCTTCTTCCCGATCACCGGCGCAATCCCATGCCGCGCAAAGCGAGTATTCAAACGCCGAATATCAAAGCGATCCACATTATGCCCAGCCAGAATGTCCGCACTCTCCATCAAATCATGGATCTTCTGCAAAATATTGCCGTCATCCCAATCCTTCGCCTCTTTCACGTTGACCGAATCACTCCACACATGCTCATCATGCAAATACGAAGCGCTCCAACAAATGATGAAATATTCATGCACCAGGTCATCCGTCCGCAAATACCCGCTCGGCACATTCGCGCCATAATTGAAATACAGGCTTTTCGACACCTCAATATCAAGATAAAGAACACTCGCATCCGTGCGGATCGTCACCGGCAGCTTCGCATGCGTTGGCTCCGTCTGCACCTGCCCGCAGCTATAACAGCGCCACAAAAGATTGCCGTCACGGTCCTTCAACTGCAACCCCGTCTTACGACTTAACTTCGCGTACCAACGCTTCCCAAAGCAATTCTCACAATTTTGCATAATAAAGCCGCCTCACTGCCGCCCGCACACCGTACACCGCATCTGATGCTCACGCAACCGCCTGCGGAAATACGTGCGCTTCGTTTTCGTCCGCGCCAAATCCATCTTCATCTTGATCGCCGTATATCTCGAACACTTCACGCCATCGCCTTCTAATACGCACAAAAAGAGCGCCCGATGCCAACTCAATGACATCGGGCGCTCAACTCGATAAATTCGACCCGAACAAACATCAGGTCTGCGCAATATGAAATTACATCAACAATTTTAACAAAAACCCAAAAATAAACCATGATAGAACATTAAAACTACCATTACAAATTCCCCGCCCTTCCCCGCCTTGCCTCCCCCGAACGATTCACATCCATTTGGGGGAGATGGCGAATAGCGCCGGAGGGGGTCGGGACTTAAAACATAAGCGCTCCGGCTTGAGGGGGGCAAGTCAGAGCGCTTACAGACCGAATTATATCCACGCGATTCAGATTGTCAAGGGATGATGATCTCCTTCCCATCCTCACCCTCAAACCAAAACTCCTTCTCGCACGGCTCAAAATGCACCACACACGGACACCCAAACAAAGGCAGCTCACCGCCTTGAGCAATGAGTTTCACATCATAGATCGGCGCAATCGAACCATAATCCTTATCCGCCTGCAAGCGCAAAGAAAAATCAATCGTCACATGCACCTTTGCGATCTCACGCACCCGCATCGCATAATGCCGCGCTTCGCGCAACATCTCAACAGCGGAGCTTTCGGTTTCTATATAGGGTAGCATAGTATCCAGCATAAACTGAGCGATGGGTCGCTGCGGTTTTTCTTCAAACCATGCATTCACTTTTTCGTACAGCTCTTTCCGTAATTTTTCTTTATCCATCACATCACCTCTTCTTCCCTTTCAACTTTTGGCGGCGCAGGCTTATCCATCCAATGCGTCACATCGTAGCGATCAAATCCCATCTGACTGACCCAATATTTATATTTAGGGTCATAATACATTGTAGTGATACTTCCATCTTCGCAAGAAACAAGTTTTCCAACGCGGTTTTCAGGCAATTTATCTTTCACCGAAATCCAATCTGGCGCAAACTCTATCTCAAGCATGCTAGTCAATACCTGAATTATTTCTTCTGCATCAACATAATCCACAAACGCCGAGGCACAAAAATAACTTATAGCGCCTTCCGTTATTTTTAATTTTATCATCACACCACCTCCCGCACCGATAAACGCCTGGCAACCTTTGCCGCCTGCATATGCCACCGCAAACTTCCTAACTCACTCACCAACACCAAC